TCGACCTGACCCTCCCCGGCCTCATCGTCGAATATCCCACCCGCTCGGCCTTCCCAAGCACCGGCAAATCCGACCGCCTCTACATGGCCCTCGACGAAGGCATGCCCTACCGCTGGTCGCCCTCCGCCAGCAGCTACGCTCTGATGATTCCGATCATCGACGCCGGCGCTTTTTGACACTCACCCACCCACGAACACCAACCCAAACAACCACCACCTAAAAAGCCATGGCTAATCCCATCCTCAAAATCAAACGCGGTTCCGGCGCACCAGTCTCCTTGCAGCAAGGCGAGCTGGCGATGGACCTCCTCAACAAGTCCCTCTTCATCGGCACAGCCTCCGGCCCTCTGGCCATCGGCGGCGAGCATGTCTTCGCGAAAAAGACCTATGTCGACAGCGCCGTCTCGAGCGAGCAATCCGCCCGTGAAGCCGCCGACACCACGCTCACCAACAACCTCAACGCGGAAATCTCCCGCGCACAAGATGCCGAGAGCGACCTCGCCGCTGACATCACAGCGGAAGAGACAGCCCGTATCGCGGCCGTTTCTGCCGAGCAGTCCGCTCGTGAAGCAGCCGACTCCGTCCTCGACGGTAAAATCACCACGGAAAAAGGCCGCATCGATGCGATCCTCTCCGCTTCCCAGGCTGACAAAGACAGCTTCGCGGAAATCGTCACGCTCATCAATTCGGTCGACACGACCAACGACCAAGCGTTCGCCGGTTATGTCACATCGAACAACGCCGCACTCGCTCAAGAAGTCAGCGACCGCCAAGCAGGCGACACAGCCCTCGGCCTCCGCATCGACGGCGTTGAGACAGCCGCGACAGCCCTGACCGGCCGCGTCTCTGCCGCTGAGCAAGACATCATCGACAACGCTGCCGACATCGCAGCCGAAGAGACCGCGCGCATCGCAGCCGTCTCGGCCGAAGCGACCAGCCGCGCCAATGCCGACACGACGCTCCAAAACAACATCGACGCCGAGGCATCCACCCGCTCCACCGCAGACACCAGCCTCAGCAACCGCATCACCGCACTCGAAGGTGCCAGCGCCGACAGCCGACTCGACGCAGTCGAGGCCGATGTGGCCGACCACGAGACCCGCATCAGCGCGCTCGAGAGCGTGATTGATGGAGGCAGCTACTAGCAGCAATCCAACCCACTCCCCGGCGGGGCGGCCCATGCCGCCTCGCCAAGCGGGGGAGCCTAAAAAATCCGCTGAATAAAAAAGGCCCATGCCAAATCCACAAATCATCCCAAAAAAATCGACGGTGCCGGGACGAATCCCGACCGCAAACGATCTCGCCCTCGGCGCGATCTCGATCAACCACGCAGACCGCCGAATCTTCGCGCGCAACCCGGCAACAGGCGAAGTCTACAAGCTCGCAGGCGCAGGCGAAGCCCCGGATCGCGTCTTCGTTTTCGACTCCAACGGCGACACCACTTTCCTAGGCTATCTCTTGTATTCCGATGTGCCGTCCACCGGCTCCATCTACGACGCCACCGCGTGGGAAATCTCCCGAACCATTTTCAGCCAAGACGGCAACACCTCCAACGAAGCCAGCGCCACCGGCTCGTGGAATTCCAGAACTTCACTCCAATTTTCTTAAAACATGATCGCAACACCCATCCTCGCCGCAGGCGACAGCGTCTCCATTGACACAACCGCCGCCGACGCACTGACAGCCACAGACGGAGCCATCTCCGCCGCTGACGCCGGAGCCGACAAGCTCCTCTTCTGGGACGAAAGCGAGGGCAAGCTCACCCACCTCGAACTCGGCACCGCACTCAGCATCACCGGCACCACGCTGAACGCAGACAGCGGCACCTACCTCGCTTCAAAGACCCTCGCCCGCTTCACCGCCGCGAAGGACAACCAACCCCCTGCCACAGCCTTCGCTACCCTTGACACGCGAAATTCCATCGCCGTGCTTGATTTTGACGCCGCCACTGACGAGGCCGCGATCTTCAGCGGCGTCATCCCCGACTACGCAAACCTTGCCAGCGGCCTCAAAATCCGCCTTGCCTGGATGGCCACCACCGCCACCTCGGGCAATGTCCGCTGGGGCGTGCAGATCGAGCGCATGACCACCGACCTCGACGCCGATTCGTGGCATACCGCCACGCTCGTCACCAGCGCAGCCAACGGCACCAGCGGCATCGTCACCATCGCCGAAATCACCGCCACCGCGCTCGACGGCCTCGCGGTCGGCGACACCTTCCGCATCAAAATCTACCGCGACGCCGACGACGCCGCCAGCGACACAATGAGCGGAGATGCCGAACTCATCGCCGTGGAAGTCCAGCAAGTTGCTTAATTATGGCTTACAATTTTACAGCAGCGAGCAGCCAATATTTGAGCGCTCCAGACACAGCCTCGCTCGACATTACTGGAGCAATTACGCTGGCGGCATGGGTCAAAAGCAGCGGCAGCTACGGAACGCGCGGAATTGTCTCCAAATTTGAAACAGCAACAAACAACCGAAGCTATGCGCTTTACATAAATGCCAGCGGGCAACTTTTAGTTGCCCTTGCTCCAAACGGAACCGCTTTGAATGTCCGAAGCGATACTGGCTCGACGATTCTTGGCACAAATTGGCGTCATGTTGCTGCGACTTTCGTTCCCTCAACTTCCGTTACGCTCTATGTGGGAGGAGTCGCTGAAAGCACGACAAACAATAGCCAACTAATTCCATCATCTATTTATAGCGGTGCAGCGAGTCTTTGGGTTGGCAGTGTTTCAAATACAACTTCCACTTGGGATGGGCTAATCGCAGAAGCCTCCATCTACAACGCCGCCCTCACCGCCGCCGAAATCGCCTCCCTCGCTAAAGGCATGACCTGCGACAAAATCCGCCCGCAGTCTCTCGTCTTCTACGCCCCGCTCGTCCGCGATCTCATCGACCAAAAAGGCGGGCTGACCATCACAAACAACAACGGCGCAACCGTCGCCAACCATCCCCGCGTTTATGCCTAACTATTACAACCTCACCACCAACGAACTCGTCACCCTCGCGCCCGAAACCCTCGCCGCGTGGGCCGCAAATAATAACCCCAAAGCCAACGACTACGCCGCACTTCCCCCCAAGCCCAGCGACAACGCCACATGGGGCAACGGCGAGTGGATCACGCCTGCCGTTCCCACCTACACCGCCGAGGAGTGGACCGCCGAGCAAGGCTACGGTGGCAACCGCAGCACCACGCTCCTCTATCAAAAACTCCGCCTCGACGCCGCCTCGAAATCCTCCCCCAAGCTCGCCGCCGTCCAAGGCTGGCTGGACTCGATGATCGCCAGCGGCCTCGCCCCAGCGTCCGCCGATTGGCCCGCCGCTCCGCATTCGTTTGAAGAGACACTCACCGAAACACTCACCATCCTAAACTCCTAAAATCATGGCCAACGAACTCAACATCGCCCTGCCCACTTCGGGCCTCACCGTCACCGCTCAACCCTACCAATCCGGCTCCGCCGTCGGGTCTGCCATTTCGCTCACCGAGGTCGGCAGCACCGGATTCTACAGCGGCACCATGACCGGCAGCGCTGGCACCTACCAACTCGCGTTCGTCTCTGCCGGAGCCAATGTCGGCAGCGGCAGCATCGTGTGGTCCGGCACCGCCGAGGTTCCTGCCAGCACCTTCAACCCCTCCACCGACACCGTGGCCAATGTCACCCTCTGCGCTACCACGACAACCCTCACCAACGCGCCAACCGTGCCATCCGCAAGCGCCATCGCCAGCCAGGTGAGAACGGAGCTGACAACCGAACTCGGGCGCTTGGATGCCAGCGTGTCCTCGCGTTTGGCCAATGCCGACTATGTGGCCCCCAGCGCCGCGCCGACCGTCGTGGCAATCCGCCAAGAGATGGACGCAAACTCCACCAAGCTCGCAAATCTGGACGCAACCGTATCAAGCCGCCTATCGCCGAGCGGCACGCTGGCCCGCGTCACGCTCACAGATACAGCCACCACGCTCACCAATGCGCCAACGGTTCCAACTGCTGCCGAAATCGCCACAGCCGTGGAAGGCTCACTCCTCAACGAAGCCGACGGCCAAGCAGTTCTGAACGCCATCGTGGGCGCCATCGGCAACACGAACCTCTCCGAAGTCTCACTGGTCGCCGCCGTCCGTGCCGACCTCGAGCGCAACGGCGGAAAACTAGACAGCATCCCGACGACCTCGGCCCCATCGGCCTCCACGGTTGCCGGTGCAGTCCGCACCGAACTCGGCACCGAACTCGGCCGCATCGACGCTGCGATCTCCTCGCGCCTCGCCTCAGCCAGCTACACCGCGCCAGCGAACAGCGACATCACCGCGATCAAATCGAAGACGGACAACCTCCCCGCATCACCAGCAGCAACCGGAGACATCCCATCGGCCAACATCACCGCGATCAAAGCGAAAACCGACGCTCTAAACACCGAGAGATTGGCGAATGTGGCGACTACAAACATCGTCGGAACGCTTCTAGCTCAGTCGCAAAGCTAATGAGCAGCGAGATCGTCCGAAACAGACCGGGAATAAAAATGAGCGTCGGCGAGCTGGTCGCCGCGCTCGCCCTGGTGGCGACCGTCTTCTCCGCCTCGCAAGCCTGGTGGATCTTGCCAGAAAAAGTCAGCCGCGTGGAGGTCGAAAACGAAAAGCAGGAAGCCCGCCTTCAAAAGATCGAAGCCACCGCCGCCGACCGTGCCGAGACTTTGGCCCGCATCGACGAGCGAACGAAACGCATCGAGCAAATCCTCGCCAATCGCCCGTGACCCTTTGACATGCCCGCAGGGGAGATGAAAGCACTCCTCTACATCCTCGACCGGCTTGCGGAAAACTCCACATGGCGCGGCCTTATTTTGGTTGGCACCGCTATCGGCCTCAAGGTCGAGCCCGAGCATCAGGAAGCCATCGTGGCCGCCGGGCTTTCGCTGGTCGGCGTCATCAACATTTTCCGAAAAGGAAAATGAATCCGAAGCAAGTCGCCGCCGTGTTGATGATCCTCGGCTGGCTGTTCTTGGCTCTCGCCTTCCTCACCTCCTGCGTGGCCGTTCCCATGCCGCCCTTCGGTGACAGAGTCGGCGAAGCCGGAACCCTCCACATACGCACCGTCGTGCGCTTCGAGCCGCGCCTCACCGAAGGCGAACGCGAAAACGCCAACCTCTTCCACGCGCTGAGCCAATTCCAGCAAACCCTCCCAGCCTGGAAAGACAAGTGATGCACATTTTCGACTTCCTCCGCCGGATATTCCCCGCCGCGATTCCGCCCGCCGAGCCAGCGATCAAGCCACTCCGCAAGCCACGCGCCAAAAAGCCAACTATTAGGAAATCCCGAATAGTTGCCGCGAAAAAAAAGCCAGCGCCAAAAAAGAAATGACCTCGCTCCTTGTGGACATCGCCGCCGCGCAAGTCGGCGTGCGCGAGGAAGGCGGGAACAACTGCGGCGCGAAGGTCCGCGAATTTCAAAAAGCCACGGATCTCAAGCCTGGCGCGTGGCCATGGTGCGCGGCTTTTGTCGATTGGTGCCTGCGCGAATGGCTCGCCAAGCCCACCGCCATCTCCTGGCTAAACCTCCAAGCCAGCACGCCCGAGGAATGGCGGCCCAAGACCGCCCTCGCCTACGGCTTCCTCGACTGGGCAAAATCTCGCCCCAAGACCACCCTCATCCTCCCCGAAGATGTCCGCGCCCAAGCCGGTGACATCGTCGTCTTTGATTTCTCGCATGTGGGCATCGTGGAATACGACACAGGCGCTCAACTCCTCACGATCGAGGGCAACACCAACGGCCGTGGCGACCGCGACTCGGAGACCGGCGACGGCGTGTGGCGCAAGACTCGCCCAAAATCCATCGCCCGAAATTTCATCCGCCTCCGCCCCGCCGCATGAGCCGCAAATCCAAAGCCCCCCGCCCTACAGATCGCGACGCGGTCTTCGAGCAAGTGCGCGCCCTGCTCGCGGAAAATTACGACTGCGGGATCTGCCTTTGCAGTTGGGAGGAGCAGGGCACCACCTACCACGCCTACCTGAAATTCGGCAACGACTACGCCGCTGAAAAACTCACCGAAAAAGCCCACGAGATTATTTTCCCTTTCGAGGACGAAGAGGAAGACGACGAGGAGGAAACCGCGTGAAGGCCACGCTGGAGTTCACCCTGCCCGAGGAGCGCACCGAACACATCGCGGCGGTGAAAGGAATGGATGCCATTTTAATAATCGACGACCTTCTTAACGAAATCCGCTCCTACCTTAAACACGGCGCCGGTGAATTCCGCGAATGGCGAGACGAGGAAACCGGCAATC